ATTACTGGAGACTTGAATGTAAACCCGAAGAACCAGAACGCTTATTTGATTCCGTTCTACTTGTCTCCGAAATTCTGTATTTCCACCAACTATGCGCCTTATGGGCTGGACAGCTCCACCAGAGGTAGGATTTTATTCATGTCGTTCGGGAATTGGTATCATGGCGAGATAGAAGGCTTCACAGAGCGAAATCCGATGCATGATTTTAACAATAGATTTTTCACTGACTGGGATGAAAAGCAGTGGAATTTGTTCCTAAACTTTGCCATGCAGTGCCTGCAGTTCTACCTTTCCACAAATGAAAAGATAGGAGCACCAGAAGGGAACATTAGAAAGAGAAACCTATTGGCTGAAATCGGAATTGTATTCTTTGAATGGGCTGAAGATTATTTCAAAGATGAAAACATTAACCAGGCGGTGTGCCGACGAGTGATGTATGAAAACTTGAAAAATTATAATAATTCCATGAAGCAGATTTCAGCGACTTCTTTCAAGAATAAATTAAAGCAGTTCTGCGAACTGAAAGGATACATATTTAATCCAAAGGATCAGCTGACGGATAAGGCGGGGCAAAGAATCATGAAATGGACAGACAGCAAAACAGAGGAGCATTTCTTTATCCAAGTCCCAGAGGAAAGCGCCGAGGAAACGAATAACGAACAAGACGATATATTTTTTTAAACCATGATAAGAACAGAGTTCCCTACGAATAGAGCAGAGTTGAAAGAGCAATTTGGCTACCTTTCTTTCCAGTGCACATTCATCAACACGGATGTTGTAGTGGTGCGAAGCAGGAGGACTTATAAGTATGTTCTTATCACATATTGCTGCGGGAGAAAAACGGGTTTTATTTGCGAAGATGAAACCCTACAATGGGAGAAGGCTTTCGAGATTTTCAAGGAGGTGCCGAGTAATTATAATGACCTGGACCAATGGGAAGACCAGAACGAGGAAAGGCTGGAGCTCTTGGTTCCAAATACGCACAATTATGTATTTATCGATGACAAAGTAATAAGAGAAGTAGTAAAAGTAAGAGAAAAAAATAATGGATAAACTCAATATTATAACCAAACTTTCGGACTGTACCGAAATATTAACAGGGAAAAATATAGACAAAAGCAAGACTAATGAGCAAGGAAACGGAACGCCCTACATCACAGGGGCTTCGGATATTGTTAAAGGGCAGATTCAGTGCAGGCGCTTTGTGGTTGAAGAACAAATCAAAAACCCTACTATCGCAATAAAAGGCGATATTATCATCAGCACCGTGGGGACGCTTGGGAAAATTGGCATGATGACTATTGACAGGGCTGTTTTAAGCGGGCATTGTGCGATTATCCGTCCGAAAAAAGGCGTAAGCCTTCCGTATCTGACAGCGATTGTGTCTCGATTGGTGCTTGATATTTGTCCAGATGATGAGTTTTTATCAGGGTTTTCCAAAAAATTAGATATAGAACAGCTCAAGGATTTGAAATTAAGCCTCCCGAAACTCATTATTCAAGACTATATCGTTACGATGATGGCTCAAATCTTATCTTTAACAATGGCTCTGGAGGCAAGCAAAGATACCATGGAAGACCACGCCCAGCTTATCGATTTGCTGGCTGAAGAATACAATCGGCTTCGTGTGAATTATAAAAGTAAAATCAAGCTTTTAGAAGATTTAGACAGTCATCTAAACCATATCGAAGACAAAGAATTAAAAGACATTCTTAACCATTTTAATGATATTAAAAATAGATTAAAAAATATTTAAAAATGAAAATAAAAAAAGAGATTATCGACCTATTAGAAAAGTGCGAAGCTGAAGGACAAGCGCTTAGAATCACAGAACAACTTGACCGAAAGACTTACACGCAACTAAACAAGGTGCTGACTGCCATCGGCGGCAAATGGAATGCCAAACAGAGGGTTCATTTGTTCCAAGAAGATGTTTCGGAAATGATAGAAAATATCATCAATACGGGTGAGTATTCCTGTATTAAAAAGGATTTTCAGTTCTTCCCAACTCCAATAGAATTGGCAAGAAAAATGATAAAACTTGCCGAAATCACGACTGATGATATATGCCTTGAACCGAGTGCTGGGGTGGGAAATATCGCACAATTTATGCCGAATTGTGATGTAATAGAGCTTCACGAAGATAATAGAAAAACACTCACAGAAAAAGGATTTTCGCTTGTTCACGATGACTTTTTGACTTTCGTTCCAGAAAAAAAATACACTGCTATTGTGATGAATCCGCCATTCAGTAAAGGGCAGGATATTGAGCATGTGGCTAAAGCTATAGAGATGGCGGAGCGTGTGGTGGTGGCTGTTACCTCTGCTTCGGTAATGTTTAGAAACGACAATAAAACTGTTGCTTTTAGGGAATTAGTCGCAAGCCATGGAGGGATAATTGAAGAGCTTCCTGCAGGTAGTTTCAAGGAAAGCGGAACCCTTATTGATACATGTTTAATCGTAGTAAACAAACAAAAAAATGGATAAAATAAAATTATTTACAACGGGATTTACCCAGGTGTTCCTAGTTGTGCTGAACACTTATTTCATCACTAGAGAGTTCTTGCTTGGAATCCTTGCATGTGGTTTTCTTATCAGTTTTGTGTGGTCGCACAATGTCAAGAAAATTGCCTTTGGCAGTGAGCTGGATAGAATTATTTATTCCCTTGGTGCAATGACTGGGAGTATACTGGCATTTTACTTCGGGAAATTGATTTATTAAAACAACTTTAAAATTTAAAAAAAATGGAAACAAAAGAATTTAAAATTCAGGTGCCAGAAGGCTACGAAATTGACAGAGAAAATTCAACCTTTGAAAATATAATTTTCAGAAAGGCGGAAAGAAAACTTCCTAAAGCTTGGAAAGATTTGCTCTTTGTAGAAGGCTGGTTTATAGATGCTAAATGCCATATTATTGAAACAGGAATGCTTAACACCCAAGAATATAATAAAAATACATTTCCTACAAAAGAAGAAGCAGAAGCGTGTGTAGCTTTGGCTCAACTTTGCCAGTTAAGAGACATATACAATGAGGGTTGGAAGCCTAATTGGGAAGAAAACATTAATGAAAAATATTCTATTTATTTTCATAATGAAAAAATATATAGTGATTATTCATATAATACAAGACATGTTTTATCTTTTAAAACATATGAACTCAGAGATAAATTTCTAGAGAATTTCAAAGATTTAATCGAAACAGCAAAACCATTGTTATAACAGACCACAGCGAAACAACTGTAAAAGAATAAACAAAACCTACAAAAACATTTAAAATTTATTCATATGGATATTATTGGAAACATCTACAGCAGAGAGGCTGCAGAGCAGAAAAAAGAAACATTCCGTGTTCAAGAGTTCATGCTGGACGCTTCTTACTTTGACAATTACAATCAGACTAATCGAGAGAACTTTCTCAAAATGCAGGTTAAGAATGCCAATATTGACAAGTTGGCGGCGATTCCTAACGGAAGTAGAGTGAAGGTCTTTTTTACCATAGAAGGAAGATTCTACGACAAAGAGGATGGAACAAAGGGACACGCTCAGAATCTCTCTGCGTTCAATTTCGAAGTAATTAAGATGGCTGAGAATAAACCAGCCACTCCTGCTGCTCCTGCACCACAAGAAACCGACTTCTAGATGCTTAGGCGCTAATTAGTTTTTTTCATTGTAATCCGCTCAGATTTGGGCGGATTTTTCTTTTTGATATACATCAGTTTTTGCACACCTACAAGGCGGCGATTTTCACAACCCCCTGCCACCCCCAAAAAGTTGTAAAAAAGTTGTAAGGATTGTAAGGAATTATCCGAGCGCTCTGTTTGTCGGGTTTTACCGCCTTACAACTTTTATTTTTATTTTGTAAGGAATGGATAATCCTTACAAAAAAATTGTAAGGGAAAAACTGCCTTACAAAATGAATTTGGCTGTTGTATGGGATTCTTACAACTCAAAGTAAGGTATAAATATTTGAAAAATAAGCACTTACAAAATCCTTACAATTCTTACAACTTTTTTCCTACTTTTTAGAGAATTTCAGAATAAAAGTTTCAGAAACTAAAAAAAGCAGAGCCTTTATAATATGGTGGAAAAATCATATACTTGCTGAAAAAATAAGGATGCTAGTAAGTATATTTTTGCCAGTGAGTAAGCCGATCAAGCAGTTTTTGACTCAGAAATTTGGTGCAGAATATCAGCCAAGCCGAGATAATTGGTTTGGAATTCTTATCAGTTCTCTTTTGAGTAAGAAAAATTCGAACTGGGATGATCGTGCAAAAAATGAAGTCTTTGAGGAGGAATATAAAATTTCCTTCAAATTGTCTTATTCCTATAAACACGGAATCTGCATTCTTCCGACGCACGAGCAACTGCTTCGGCGTGCAGTGGAGAGTCTGTTTCGTGAACATCTGTATGAAACTGCAGTTCTCAATAAACTCTACTATGATATAGAGTATAAAACATCCATAGAAAACCTGCTGAATTTCTACGGGATCCACGAGGAAGAAAAATCCTATTATCAAACTATTATTAGAGATTTTAACAGAAAAAAGGATAAAATCGCCCAAAGATTAGAAAACCAGCCAAATAAAATATTTTCGTAAAAAAACTTTAAAATATGGTGGAAATCAGCAATATTCCAGAAAAATTCTTTCGTGAAATTCGACAAATCGAAATTTTCAACGCCAAAGAATATTCATTCACAGCGAACAGCACAGGCAAGAGTGTTTCTGCTGAACCGAAAATAATCTTTAAAAACATTGTTCCCGAGGACTTTGACAGGTCTATCAAAAGAAAATTCAAAAACGGAAACGCTTTTTTCGAAGTTGATTTATCATTTAATCTCTATGGTCTCAACCCAATGAACATCAGCGCTTATTCTGTTCTTTTGAACAAAAAGGGTTTTGCCATCCGCCTGGTGACCAATGTAGATTCCATGATATTGGGTAATGAACAAGAGCCGTTCATGGTAGAAGTTCACGATGGGCGCAAGGATGATAATTCTGGAAGTGATAGGATGCAGATCCAAATTTCTGGCGCTACCATTATAGAACCCAAAGCCCAGAGCTTATAATTTTTCTGTCTTTTTTTACGCAAAGAACATTTTGGATTTTTGAAAAATAAAATCTAAGAATGTTTAATGGTAATACTTTATTAAATACTCCGCTGGCAATAGACAAAGGCTATTTGATGAGCCTTGTTCCATCATTGGCAGCGGAATTTATGTTGATGAAATCCTCTCCTATACAGAGTGTAAAGGAGAGAGAAATGCAGTATTTATCCAAAATCAACAAACAGGGAGAAGGGAAAGAAAACATGAAGTTTCCTGTAATAGTGGATATTGTGGGAGCAATCACTAAATATTCTACTTACTTCTCTTACGGCACCCAGTTCCTTGGGGAGCTCTTGAAAGAATTGGATAGAAGCCCGAGTGTTTCGGGAATTATTCTCAATATAGATTCTGGAGGCGGTATGGTTTCTGGAACCGCAGAACTTACCCATATCATCAAGAATTTAGAAACTCCTACTATATCATATACCAGCGGTTATCAGTGTTCAGCTGCGCTGGACATTGCTTCTGGGTGTGATTATCACATGGCATCTCCTTTTGCTGATAAAATCGGCTCCATTGGGACAATGTTATCTTACCAAGATTTTTCGGCAATGTTCGAAAAATGGGGAGCGAAGATTTATGAAATCTATGCTCCGCAGTCTACAGAGAAGAACAAGGAGTATCGTGAGCTGATGAAAGGAAACGAAAAACTCTACACTGAACAGCTGAAAGTTTTAGCAGAGGATTTTATTTCCAGAATGAAGGAAAATTTTGGGGAGAAGCTGAAAGATGATGGGCATGTTTTCAAAGGAAAAACCTACACTCCGAAAGAGGCTTTGGAAATCGGTCTTATAGATGAACTCGGCTCTCTAGAAGATGCATTGAGCAAATTTTAATCATAATATCAAATAAAATGAAATTCACAAGAATCACAGCCCTACTGGGACTAGCGCAACTGACATTCCATGCAGGAGTGTTTGGAACGCAGAAGCCTTTTGCGAAGCTATCGGAAGAGGAATTGGAGAAAATAGAAAACGCCTTGGCTGGTCTGGAATCAGAAGGATTGGCGGAAGAACTGGAAAGCACCAAGCAGAGTCTTTCTGATGCTGTAACGAATCTAGAGGTCGTAAAAAAAAATTCGGAAGAAACGGCACAGGCGGTAGAAGCCGCACTAGAAACTGCAGGGTTAAAAGAAGAGGCTAAAGAAAGCGTGGTGGAAAACATCGCTTTACTTGGGGAAAAATGCAAGGAATTCGGAGGCTCTAAAAACAGACATTCTGTAGTAGAGAATGACGGAACAGAGAATTCTGAAAATGGTTTGATTGGAGGATTTATGAATCCAGAAGACGAGCACAACAAGTTGCTCCAGAGAGTAAAAAAGTAGAATAAATAAAAAAATAAGAATATGAGTTTAAAAACAGATCAGATTAAAAACGAGCTTATTCGTTATTTATCTGTAAACCCTACTTTATTCAGCGGTATGGTTTTGTCAAGCGAGGTTTACATCAACCAGTTTGCAAGAACAGTTACCAAAGTAAAGGGGCATTATCCATCGGTTCAGGCATTGATGAGCCATGCAGTTCAGATTTTTGATTCCAAGAAAGTGACTCCGTATGGAGATATTACATTCTTGTATAAAGATTTGAAGAATTTCCATCAAAAAGTGGATTTCCAAATAGATCCAGCGGAAATTTTGGGAAGTATTTTTGAAGAAAAATACGAAGAAAGCAAAGGACTGCAGCAGAAGAGCATCTCTGTTCTTGCTATGCAGATTTTAAAAGAAAAAGTGATTGATGATGTTAATATTTTATCCATCACTGGTAAATTTGATGCTTCACAGAAAGGGCTGGCATCTCCTACATTCGGTTCATCAATGGACGGATTGAACGAGGTTCACAAGAAAATAGCAGCGGATACTACAAATCCTGCGTTCTTGGTTCCTGGTGATGCGATAACCAAAACCAATGTTTTGGATGTGGTAACGGAGTATGAAAGACAGATTCCATCACTTTATAAAAACAAAGTGAAAACTATCTTCATGAGCCAAGCTGATGCGGAAGATTATCAGATCGCATACGAAGATAAATTCGGACAAAACAAGTTCCAGGATGATGCCATGAGAACAAGACTTGGTAAGAGACAAATCGTGGGCATACCGAACCTTACCAAAGGAACTATCGTGTCTACGGTGGACAATAACCTATTAAGGCTTATTGATGAAATTGACAATCCAGCGACTATTACTTCGGTTCAAGAGAACGGAAGAATACTGGATGTTCTTGGAGAGTTTTCTCTTGGATATGATTATGCTGTAAATCAATTGGTATTCATGCATACATCAGACGGAACGAAGAAACGAGGATTGAACAATGCTGACCAGAACGAATTGTTCTATGCAAGTGAAAAACTAAGTGTGTAATCCTATACCTGTAGGCACTTTTGGTGCTTACAGGTTTTTCTAAAAAAAATAATATTATGGCAAAAGAAGACGAAAAAGTTTCTGAAAACATCGAAGAAACTGCAGGTAATACTGAAGAATCTACAGAAAATGTAGCAAAGGAAACTCAGCTTGATACCAGGGAAAACGAACTGAATGTTTTTGCGGACCAGCTGAAAGAAAAAGAAGCTGAACTGGACAAGCGTGAGAAAGAAATCGCAAAAAGAGAAGCTGAACTGGATAAGAGAGAAAAATCTCTTACAAAGAAAGAACCTAAACCAGCAGAGCCGAAAGCAGAAGCTGTTTCTTTTGAGTTCAATGGAGAGAAATACAGATTCACTGATGATGCTCCGAGCAAAATCAGAATCGACGGCATCGTGAAAACTCAACAGGAAATCTCTCAGGACGAAGATATACTGCTTCAGTTGGTCGTTGGCGGGTCTGGATTGATAGAAAAAGTTTAACCAAAAAAATAAATAAAATTATGGCAAGTTGTTTTGATAGCATTCCGCATGAGAATTTGGAGCATTGTCCAAACGATGAAATCAATTCTGGGATTGCAACGAAGTTGTATTATGTTCCTGTAGATTTCATTAAAAGTATGGCAAAGCCTACGATTTCTACTACCTATGCTAGCAGGGTAACCATTGCAGCAGGAGGTATTGTTCTTAATAGTGGCAAAGCGTGGAAATCCATCGATATTCAGATGGATGAAGGAGAGTTGAAACCGACCCTTACAGGGAATGTGGGCAACAAGAAGACAAAAACAGAATTGGAATTTCTTATTCCTGGTCTCAGAACGGAAGTGTTGGGCTGGATAGATGCCTATAAGAATGCTCCGTGTGTTTTTGCGGTAAAAGATGCCAACGGAAAACTCTTTGTGATTGGAAACAAAGACCTTGGAGCAAGAATAGATTCTGCCGAGGGAACTACAGGTAAGAAGATAGATGATAACTCTGGAGTAACAGTGAAGTTGGTAGCGAATGCGAAGACTTGTGTATATGAAGGAGAAATCACATTAGAACCTGCAGCGTAGAAAATTGGAAAAGATGGATAAAAAGTATTTCAAACTGAATGTTCCGATTGGAACAAGGATTATCAGTTCTCGTGGTGATTTTGTAGTGGAAGAAGTTCCAGATGATGCTTTTGATTTTTTCCAAAGAGGCTCTCAGTGGCTTTCGCTGGTGCCAGAGGCTGTAGAGGGTCTTTCCAAATTGTCGGAAACGAAACTTAAAAGCCTTTTAGCTCTCAAAGAAAGGCAGGATATGACAGAAGATGCTGGCATTATCCGAGAGGCTTTGGAGCAAATTCTCCTTACGAGAACGGAGACAGCAGAAGATAAATCAAAATCACAAAAGAAACAGGAAGCCTAGTGCTTTCTGTTTTTTATCATTATGAACGCAAAAGAACACCAGGAACTTTTAGAAAAGTATATTTCATACGGAGGAAACCAGCGGATAACGGAAGCCTGCAGGAGGTTTTCCCTGCAGAATTTCGCAAAGCTGAAATATGAATTTTCTCGATTGAATAAGCCTGCAGAAACGAAAGTTTCAGCTGAAATTCCAACCGATAAACCAGCAGACCAAGAGAGTGGAATTCCGAAAACAGAAGCACCGAGAAAAGTATTCAATGATTTTATTGCAGATTATCCCGTGGAGCTTCATAAGGCTTTCCGCAGACGCTGGGGGCTGTGGATGGAGGCTTGCTCCCTTAAGGTTCAGCTCGGAGATCTTGACCCTAAAGATGAAGACGAAGCCTTTGAGCTTCAGTGGAAAATTTGGAATTGTTTTAAAGAATTTGACCAATGCCAAAAAGTGCTGAAACATTACAGAGAGCATAAGAGAATAATGCCTTTAGAGACTGAAACTGATTTCGAGGGAATGAGCGAGCTGGAAATTTATAAATATCGAGACAATCTTAGGGCGCTGATTACGAGGCGAAAGCAGACCATTAAAAAAATGGAAAACACTCTGCCTGCTCCCGAAGATCCAGAGTATAAGAGCCGACTGCACACACTGAACCTCAAAAGGGAACAACTCCAAGAAAAAGAAAACGAACTCATGGAATGCGAAAAATTTTTGAATAATGGAAAATAAAATCAAAAATATTTGATTAAAAACTTGCGTAATCAAAAAAAGTTGATTATCTTTGTTGTGTAATAAAAAATCAGAGATATGGTAACAAAAGAAATTACATCGGAAGAATGGTTTTTAATAGAAGCCATCCGAAATTACAGAAAAGCCTATCCTAATGGAGCAAGAATGCTAACGGCTGAAATTCAAGAATTACTCAACGAATTGATGGATTTGGATTACAAAGAAAATCAAGAAGAGGAGAAAGAAGCCAAAGATTAACAAAAAGCCCCTTCGGGGGCTTATCAAAATATCAAAATATGGAAACAACAACAAGACAACAACAGGAAAGAATAACAATGAAACAGCAGCTTTGGGATATTATTGTAGAAGTATCTTGGGGGGAAATATCAGAACAATATTTTAAAAAATCTCGTTCTTGGCTTTCTAAAAAGATGAATGGTAAGGGATTTAATGGAGAAGAAGGGGATTTTACTCCAGAGGAGAAAGAGATTTTAAAAGGCGCTTTGGTGGATTTGTCCGAAAGAATAAAAAAGGCTGCTTACGATATTCAGTAGTTCTTATATACTGATTTTTTATTACACCCGCCCTGCATTTGCAGGGCTTTTTATTGATAATGTGTACTAAAGGTGTACTTAATAGATAACAGATAGCAAAAAGATAGGATAAAAGTGCAGTAGAATAGGCTTTAAAGATAAGTAATACCTGCACTTGTTTCTTGTGATTTATCAGCAAATTTCAAGAAAC